TCAGATCATCCAGCCGCCTGCCCATACCACTCTGCCTATGACCTCCAGGCTATCGAGCTGGTCAGGCTTGACCGTCATAGGGCTATAGGCCGGATTAGCACTCAGGACCTGGATTCCCCCATCGATCTGGCGCTGTAGCCGCTTGGCATACAGCAAATGATCCAGGCGTATCACATAGAAAGCCTCACCCTGCAACGTGTTGCGGCGAAGGTCCATCATGACTGTGTCGCCGTCTGAGAGCACCGGCTCGTTTGAGTCCCCGTCAACGCGCACGGCTGCCAACTGGGAAGGCTCCAACCCCTTGCGCCGCAGGCTATACCGCGTAAAGGCGAGCTGGGTGAGCACCCTGCCCCCCTCATTCCACGCGCCGTGACCTTGACTGATACGAGCGTCATAAAGGGGGATGAAGGCATAGATAGAGTCGTCCAGCTCTTCGTGTTGCGCCCTTCGCATGGCGCCTTCTCCAGAAGCCAGCCAATCAAGAGATACCCCCTGTCTAGCGGCAAGCTGCGCTATCGACTGAAATCCGGGCATCGCCTCACCTGAGATCCACCGCTGGAGTGTAGACAGCCCTACGCCAGCGGCTTGGGCAGCCTCCTTTCGACTAGCGTAGAGGTCTGTCACAGCCCCAATACGGGTTTCCAAACCCTTATCCGGAAAAGAAACGTTAGATTCTTGCCGATCAGCGGTTTTCTTTTCGTCGTAACTGTCTGTTTTCACAGTAAAAATCCCGAATTAGGGGTGCCATCCATCCGAAAATGGGAATTGAAACAGCCGAATATGGTTTACGGTCACCCGTATTAGGGTTAAATTGTCCGAAACCGGGCGTTAGCAGGCCCAAAAAAACCACCTCGGAAGATGGTCTGAAATGGAAACCTTCGACATACCTCTGGAGCTAAACAGGCGCTGGGAATGGATCAAGTTCCAGCTGCGTGTGCGTGGAAAAACTATTGCCGACCTGGCTCGGGAGATTGACCTAAACGAGCGCGCCCTGCGAAGCGCCAAGCACCGCGCCTACCCGCGTGTAGAGCGAGAAATTGCGAAGGCTCTTGGGCTGGAGCCCGGACAGCTCTGGCCCGAGCGTTGGAACAGCGATGGCACTCCGCGCCGCCTGCGCCCCAATCGTGCCGAGGCAAATCGAGTGCTTGAGGATAGCGGATATTGTCCGGTTGGTAACACTAAAACCGCCGAGGGGAGTGGCCATGCGTAACTGGTTCACGCCTCAAGAATTGGTAGGCGTATCCGGAATGCCAGGGACTGTACAAGGCGTGCGAAAGCTGGCTGTTCGTTTGGCATGGGAAGGCCAACGCCGAACCGGAAGCAAAGCAACCGAATATCCGTTCGCCGTGCTCCCGCAGGAAACCCAGGCCGCCATCCTGGCCAGAGCGGTTGCCGAGGAAGCGCCGGCCGATGAGTCCGTTCCAACGGTTCCGCTGATCGATGAACGTGACGTGAAATCCGCGTCACGCCTGAATGAAAATCAGCGCCAAGTCATGCGCGCACGGCTCGCGTTCTGTCGCGAAATCGAGCGGCTGATGCAGGTGACCTCGCAAAAGGCCGCCATCGATACGCTGATCAAGCTGGCGGCGGCGGGTGAGCTGTCGCCCTACCTACAGCAACGGGTCGAGCTGGCCAACGACCGTAAGACGGCAGACCGCGCCTTGTCCGAGCGCACCCTAAAGCGTTGGCTTGCGGTATGGCGTGCGGCGGGCCGCGATGAGACCGCTCTGGCGCCCCTGCGGCAGCGTCCGAGCCTAGACGTACCTGACTGGATACCGGCGTTTCTGCGCTGCTACCAAAGGCCGACCAAGCCCACGGTGGCGGCCAGCTATGCCGAGTTCGCGGCGAGCTGGACGGGCACTCTGCCGAGCATTCATGCAGTGCAACGGTTCCTCAAAAAGCTGTCGCCCGATGCCCTGAACCGGGGCCGTATGAGTCTGCAGGAACTCAAGGCCTTGCAACCCTTCCGCCGACGCTCGACCAAGAACCTGTTCCCCGGCGACGTATTCACGGCAGACGGCCACAAGTTCGATGCCGAGGTCATCAATCCGCTGACAGGCCAGCCCTACAGACCGGAAATCACCACGGTTATCGACGTAGCCACCCGGCGCGTAGTTGGCATTTCGGTCGGCGAGGCCGAGTCGGCCATCGGTGTGCTGGACGCCCTGCGTGATGCCATCCGGTCGTGCATGTTCGCTGTGTTCTACGTGGACAACGGTTCGGGCTTCGCCAATGACACAGTGCGCGAGGTCGTAGACCGTCTGGGCGGCACCATGACGCACTCGCTGCCCTACAACAGCCAGGCACGCGGTCTGTCCGAGCGAGGCCACCAGACCATTTGGGTCAATGCTGCCAAGAAGCTGACCAGCTACATCGGCGCAGACATGGACAAGCACGCCGGGACACGGGTGCATCGTGTCAGCCGCAAACAACTGCGTGAGGGCGGCAAGACTCGACTGATACCGGAGTTTGGCGTGTTCATGGCCGGCGTGGAGCGCGAGGTGGCCGAGTACAACCAGCGCCCGCACCGCGCCCTGCCAAGATTCATCGACCCGAAAACCGGCACCTATCGGCACCTGTCGCCGGATGAGGCCTGGGCCAAGGCCATCGACGAGGGTTGGGAGCCGCTGGTGGCGCCGGCCGGCCTGGTCGAAGGGCTGATCCGTCCGCAGATCACCCGCACCACGCATCGCGGCGAGATTGCCTTCTCCGGGGCGCGCTACTTCCTGGCCGATCTAACGGCCTTTCACGGACAAGAAATCCGGGTGGGCTACGACGTTAGAGATGCTAGCCGGGTTTGGGCCTACAGCCCGGATGGCGAGCTGATCGGCGAGGCACGACTCGATGGCAATAGCACCGATTACATGCCGCTGACCATGCTGGAGAAGGCCCGCGAGAAGCGCACCCAGGGCCAGTACAAGCGGACGGTAGACAAGCTGGAGACGCTTACCGGCAATCGTGTCGAGCTGATCGCTCCGACCACGGCGCCAGATGCAAACCTGGCTGCGGCGGAACTTTCGGCGGCGTTGGAATACGCCCAGGCCATGCAAGCGAAGCAACCCACCTTCGAGGTGCCGGGCAACGATGTCGAGCGGTATCGGCTTTGGAAAAAGTTGGATCTACGGGCGGCGGCCGGTGAAGAGCTGAGCGAGCCCGAGGCGCGTTGGTGGAAAGGCTATGCCTCTCACCCTGATCTGTTGTTCCAGCGGCGGATATTCGAAGAAAAAAACGCGGGCTAGAAGCCCGCGCTGTAAGAGAAGTCGACGTGTTAGCGCACGCCAGTAAAGCAGAAAGCAGAAGGAAAACGACGTGAGTGTATCGAAAATCGTAGCTCTGACCAATGTCGGTTTGTTGGGGGGCGCCATGGCGCGCGCCCGGGCTCGCCCGGTAGGTCTGCCAGGCTTGGTAGTCATGTACGGCGCAAGTGGCCTCGGCAAGTCGGTTGCGGCGTCATACGCGGCGAATATGCACCGTGCCTACTACGTGGAATGTCGGGATACCTGGTCGAAGATGGCGTTCTTTCAGGCGGTACTCAAGGAAATGGCCATCACTCCCGGCCGCACCATGAGCGCCATGATGGACCAGATTGCCGAGCAGCTATCGCGGTCAATGCGACCGCTGATCGTGGACGACGTCCAGTACATGCTCGACAAGTCAATCGCCAACGTCCTGACCGACCTCTACAACGCCAGCCAAGGCACCATTGTCCTGATCGGTGAAGAGCGGGTGCCATCTTCCCTGGCGCGCTTGGAGCGCTTGCACAATCGCGTTCTGGAGTGGGTGCCTGCCCAGCCGGCCACCCTGGATGATCTACGCCAGCTAGTCCGGGCTACCTATCCCAAGCTTGAAGTGGCAGACGACCTGCTAGAAGACCTGGGCAGAGCGACACGGGGCTGTTTGCGACGCGCGGCGGTGAACCTTCATCGGGTTCAGAGTGAAGCCTCGGCGTTGATGGTCGACCGCATGACGCTTTCAGCCTGGGGGGAACGTGGCTGGTTCACTGGCGATGCGCCAAAGCGGAGGGCGAGCTAATGGCCGGCAAACGTACCAGCTTGAAAATGTCCGGTGGTAAAGAGCCTCGCCAGTGCATGTGGGAATCCATTCGGCAACGTCGTAGCGGGTTTACTGCCCGCGACGTTGCGAAGGAGACGGCACAAGACATCCGAGCTGTAGAGCAGTACGTGCTTTGCCTTCGGGCGGCTGGGGTGATCGAAGAATCGCAAGCCCAGCCTGGCGGTCTTGCTCGGCATGCCCGGTATCGGCTTGTCACGGACGAAGGTGCAGAGCACCCCAGGGTCAACGCCAGAGGGGAGCGAACCAAAAGCGCCCATGGCGTCGAGAACGTGTGGAGAAGCTTGAGGATTCTAGGTGGCGAGCAGACTGCCGCCGACCTTGCGAGTGCTGCCAGTGTAGGGGGCGTTCATATCACCGAGTCCGCAGTGGTGCGGTATCTCGTCGTCCTGGCCGAGGCGGGCTACGTGACTCACAACCGCAATGCGGTTGGTCAGGCGTCAACCTTCCAACTGACAAACAAAGGCGGGACAGGGCCGCGCCACCCTGTCGTACAGAAGTACGAATCCGTCGAGGTCTACGACCCCAATCTAGATGAAGTGGTGTTTGCCAGGTCGTCTGGTAACTCTGCCGATCCTGTTGAGCTGACATGGCTGCGGCTGGAGAACAAGCGTCTGCGGGCGCTACTGGTCGAGTGGCTGAGCGAAGAGGAAAGCGGCGGTGCTACCCGGTCACTGATCGAGCGCACGCAACTGGAACTGATCCCCATGCCGAGAGGTGCCGTGCAATGACCCAAGTTGATCTGTCCGCCTGGGGCCAAGAGCCGCCCCTCTTCGTTCGCCTGCTGGCGCTGGAAGTCCAGGCCAGCGACCGCACCCGCGCTGCCGCCCGCATCGGCATGAGCCGCACGGCCGTGAGCCTTGTGCTCGCCAACAAGTACTCCAGCCCTTCGACGGCCGGCGTCGAACGCCGGGTGCTGGATGCCCTGGGCCGTATCGATTGCATTGCGGTCGGCGAGCCCCTGACTGTCGAGCAGTGCCAAAGCTACCGCGAGCGGCCCGCGCCGACGCACAACCCACACCAGATGCAGCACTGGCGGGCGTGCCAGCACTGCCCCTTCAACCCGAATTGCGCTGGAGGTTCACATGCAACTGTCCATTGAACAGGGTCGCACTCAGATCCACATTGCCGGTCAGGGGATGATCAGGCTAAGCCGTGCTGGGCGATGCGTGGGGTTCGCTGAGACCTATCGCAAAGCGGAACTGCGGGCGGACCAACTGGATCGTTATTTCGATCTAAAAGAGGCGCTGAGTAAACTTTCGGTTGATACGACGACCGGGGCTACGTTCGGTTCCGCTATGGACGAGCCCGGCGCCGAATCTGTGGGCGAGGTCACGGGGCACGGATGGTTGGTGGAAACTGTCTCCGGGATGGAAATCCAGCGATTCCCTAGCCTGGTTGAGGCGCAGTTTTTCGCCGAAGGGCTGCTCGCTTACAACCAAGGGCGCCCGGTGCCTGCCGAAGATGGTTGTTGGACGGAAGCGGAGCTTAGCTGGTGGGAAAACCACCCCGCCCGCGTCGCCGCTGGCTACCTTGAGTTTCGGGTCAGGTCGGTAACGGCCGAGGGGGTGCATTGATGCGTACCCGTTGCCCGAACTGCGGCACCACCCTGTCGCTTGATGCCTTGATCGCGCACGACGGCGCCCGCGAGGCGCTGGGCGTTGCTTTCAAGCTGTCCGGCCCATTGGGCAATGCCCTTATTCGCTATCTCGGCCTGTTCCGGCCGGAGACCCGCGAGCTGACGATGGATCGCGTGGCCAAGCTGCTGAACGAGCTGCTGCCGGATCTGCAAGCCCAGCGCATCGAGCGCGGTGGCCAGGTGTTCGAAGCTCCCCCGGCCTGTTGGGCCTGGGCCATCGAGCAAACCCTGGCGGCGCGTGAGGCTGGCCGGCTGGTGACGCCGCTCAAGGGGCACGGCTGGCTGTATCAGGTCATGACCAAGTACCAGCCACAGGTCGCCCAGGCCGGCGCCGCTGTCGTGGTTCGGGACGATGCGCCGCGCATGCCGAACCGCCCGGCGAGCCAGACCACCGCCGCCATGGCCGCCCTGGAGCAGCGTCTCAATGGCTGAAAAGTGGCTAGAGCGAGCGGTCATCCAAGGCCTTCAGGGCCTGGTCGCCCTGCGCCTGGACGGAGCCCCCGCCGCCGATGCCATCACGATGACTCTCGATGTCTGGCTGGTGGCCTTGGGAAAGGGCCGGAGCTGGGAGGAGGAACGCGACGTCTGGCGCATCCAGGCCGCTTTTTCAACGCTGTTCGCTACTTGCGAGCGCTGGCCGGCACCGGCCGCACTGCTACGGCAACTGCCGCCGCCGAAGGGCTGGGCGACGCTGCCCAAGCCCGAAGTGAGCGAAGAGCAACGCATCAACGGGCGGCGACATATCGCCGACATTACGGCCCGGCTCAAAGGCCTGGCCCCCACGACAGAAACGGAGCAACAACCGCAATGAACATCAACAACATCCCGGACGGCTATCGCCAGGACGCCAAGGGGCATCTGGTGCCCGAGGACATGATCAAGCCGATTGATTTGGCCCGCGACGCCTTGGTGGCCGAACTGGTGCAGAAAGCCAAGACCGTTGCCCAGGTGCTGGCCGAGTTCAAGGTCAACGCCTTTGGCGACATCAAGGCGTTCGTGGACCTGTCAGCCGAGCAGTACGGCGCGAAGCTTGGCGGTCGGAAGGGGAACGTGACCCTGCTGTCGTTCGACGGGCGCTACAAAATCGTCCAGGCCGCCCAGGACGCGATCAAGTTCGACGAGCGTCTGCAGGCCGCCCGCGCCCTGATCGACGAGTGTCTGGCCGAATGGACACAGGACGCGCGGAGTGAGGTGCGGGTGATCGTCAACGAGGCGTTCCGCGCCGACAAGGAAGGCGAGATCAGCACCGGTCGCGTGCTGGCCCTGCGCCGGCTGGAGATCAGCGATGCCCGCTGGCAGCGGGCGATGTCCGCAATCAGCGATGCGGTCCAGGTCGTCGGCTCGAAATCGTACATCCGCGTCTATGAACGTGTGGGCGATTCGGACCAGTACGCCCCCATCCCGCTCGACATCGCTAGCGCCCCGGTGGCGCCGACCGCTACCACCCTGCACTGATTCAGCAAGCCGATTACCGAATACGAGAGAGAGAAGTACTCATGTCCAAATTCACCCTGACCGTTGAAGACACCCCCGTCGGCGTCGTTGTCGTTTGCGACAACGAGCCCCTTATGCACGAGTCGGCTGCTGGTCGAGTTGCACACTCGATGATGATCAACGCCCGCCTGCTGGATCGTATCCCGCTCCCCGTTACCGCTGCACACCCTGGTTGCGACTGTGAGGTTTGCAAGGCTTACAACGAGCTGATGGAAACCAACCCCACCCGTCACTAATGCGAAACCGCCCCAGGTGGGCGGTCTGCTCGGCGTGGTGGCCGGGTACTGATGAGCAGCCGAGGACGTAATGGATCAGGACAAAGCGCTAGACAAGATCAAGAAATGCTTGCGGCTCGCTGCGAGCAGCAACCCGCACGAAGCCGCCGCCGCCATGCGCCAGGCGCGTGCGCTGATGGAAAAGCATGGCCTTGGCCAGGCCGACGTGGACATGGCCGACATCGAAGAACATGGCGCGCCAGCAGGTGCGAAGGTCAACCCGACCCAATGGGAGTGCAGCCTGGCCGGGACGGTCGCCCGTGCCTACGCCTGCCGGCTGGTGTTCATGGCGGGGCGAGGCTCCTGGTCCTTCATCGGTGAGATGGCCGAGGTGGCCAGCTACACCATGACGGTGCTACTGCGGCAGGTTCGGCAGGCGCGCCGGGACTATATCGGCAAAGCGCTCAAGCGCTGCAAGCCCGCCAACAAGACCAAGCGCGCCGACGTGTTCTGTGACGCCTGGGTCTGGTCGGTACGCAAGCTGGTGATGGAGTTCGCCAGTGCCGAGCCGTCACCCGCCGTAGACGCCTACGTCGCCAAGTACCATCCCGAGCTAAGCACCAGTAAACCGACCCAGCGCAACCCCGATAAGGGGCGCCCCATCACCGAGCGCGCCCTGCGCGATTCGGCCATGGGCATCCTGGCCGCCGATGGCGTCCAGCTCAATCACGGCATGACCGGCGCGGCGCCTTTGGCCCTGCACTGAGCGAAACCGCCCCGGCCTGGCCGGGGATGGTCTGCCGGGCGTGGTGGTCCGGTACTGATGAGCAGCCAAACGATGACGCAAGAGACCTCGGCCGACCGCAAGCAACGCCTAGCCCGCGACCGCCAGCAAGCCCGGCGTGATCGGATCAAGGCCCGGCGCGAGGCCATGGGAGCCGAGTGGTTCAAGCTGGAAATGGGTGCTGGCACCCGCGCCGCCCTCAAGCGGGTCTGCGAGGCCGGCCAATTCGAGGAAGACGCCGAAGCCCTTACGTTGCTGATCCATGGCGCGGCCGATCTGGCTCGCCGTGATCCAGTGGCATTCGCGGCACTGGTGGATGGGAGGCAGCATGAATAGACGTAACCAGCAATTAAGCAAAATCCACGTCGCCAAGAAAGACTTGGGAATGGACGACGAAAGCTATCGGGCAATGCTTGCCCGCGTAGCCGGCGTAACCTCGGCCAAAGACCTCAACCCGCGTCAGGTCGGCCTAGTGCTGCGTGAGTTCGAGCGGCTTGGCTGGAAGCCAAAGCCCGGCCGGGCCAGGCCGCATGCGGCGGCAGATCGGGCGAAGCTGGTCGGTAAGATCGAAGCGCAACTGGCTGAGGCCGGGCGCTCCTGGAACTACGCCGACGCCCTGGCGCAACGCCTATACAAGGTCGAGCGCCTGGAATGGCTCGATGCCAAACAGCTCGGCGGTGTTGTCACCGCCCTGGCGAAAGATGCCCAACGGCACGGGAGGCCAGGCCAATGAGCAACGGTGAGCTGTTCGAGAACGATGCGGACAAACTGGACCCAGCTCGGGTGTTGGCCAACATGGACGATCCGGCGATCAAACATCGCTGGGAAGGCACGCTGGCGGAGATGGTGGAGATAGCCGAAGCCGAGCTAATCCAACGCCTGCCAGACAAGCCTGAGCAAGTGGCAGAGCTGGCGCGCGCGGTCGTCTTCGCAATCTGCAACACCATGGGCGGCTCGGTGCTTTATCTACCGCGCGGGACGGCCTTGCAGAATGCCATTCGTGACGCCGCGTTGTTCAGGGACTGGCGGGACCACAACATAGGGCCGCTGGAGCTGGTGCGTAAGTACAAGATCACTTCGCCGACCGTTTATGCGATCATCGCCCGCCAAAGGGCTTTGCATAGGCGCAATGAGCCCGACTTGTTTGGGTTCGGTGAAGGGACGATGCATTAGATGATACGGATGGCTGCGGTACTACTGTTTAGCACTTTTGCACTTAGCAGCCATGCCGAGGGACGATATACCTCCGATTTCGTTGCATCAGTGTTTGCTGATCGTGATGCAAAGATAGACGGAGCAGAAAAGCCAGAGCGTTTGGGCCAGCTGGAGACGATGGTAAAGCGTGCATCCAGCCAATGTAGAAACAACCTGGCTAAAGGGGACGAGGCAGAAAACGTAGGGAACATGGTGATGCTCACTCAGAAGGAGCTAGCCAAGTCAGGGGTGCATGTTTCTCACTATGAGCTGCTCGATGTTCTTTATGGGATGCTCGGCGATGGGCGTAAGGATTGGGATTGCGCGGCAGTTCTTGCCATGTATATGACGGCAAGGCAGGGAGCGGCCCCTACGCATATCAGCGCCTACAAAGTTGTCCAAGGATTCCGTGATAAAGGTTACTTTGGTGGATAAGCAAGAGAGCCTGCGCAATGCGGGCTTTTTCTTAAGCCTTTAAGAAACTCAACAGCCTCCCCTCCAGCGCGACTCTAGCCCGGTAGTTCTCAACCGGGGTCGCGCAATGTCCGCAACCACTACCGCAAAACCCACATCGCCCCGTGCCTGGGCCAGCTTGATTCTTGAAGCCGGCCCCGCCATGCGGGAACAGTTGCTGGCGCAATGCCCAGCCAACTGGCGCGAACTCGTCCGGGAGCACGTTAAGGCCGGCGATCACCGCACCAGTGAGTTCGTCGCAACTCGCGAGCAGTTGCGCCCCCAGGCCAAACCGGCCGCACCCACGACCATTCCCTACCGAGAACTACCGCGTCATCGCGGCAACCCGGCTGCAGCGGCGGCCGGGCTTGCTGCGGCGCGTGCTGCCATCAACGCCACCCGCGAGGTTCGCCCGTGAATTACATCCCCAGGCGTCCCCGCACGCCGCGTCTCACCAACTGGAGCCTGATCACCCTGGTTCTGCTGGTGCTGCTGTATTCCATCGCCCCGAGCAAGCTGCCGGTTGTGCTGTACAAGGCCAGCCTGGTCATTGGTGGCGGAGTGCTGGGCTACTGGCTTGACCGCGCCCTGTTTCCATATGCCCGCCCTGACCGCGTGGTGCGCGTCCACCAACCCTGGGCGGGCATCCGCCGTGCGGTGGTGGTGCTGGCCTGCGTCCTCGGACTCACCCTGGGGCTGTGACCATGCGCGCGCTGACACCCTTTCCCTCCTTTATATGGGTGCTGCTGTTGCCGCTGGTCCTACTGGCGTGCAGCGTCCCCGGCCCGGCCTACGCCGAGATCCCGGACGAGGCGGCGCAGTATCGCCGTGACCTGACCCGCATTGCCCAGGCCGAGTGGGGCCTGGATGCCCCAGTGGCCACCTTGGCCGCCCAGGTGCATCAGGAATCGCGCTGGCGCTTCGATGCCAAGAGCCCCGTGGGTGCGCAAGGCTTGGGCCAGGTGATGCCCACGACCGCGACCTGGCTTGCCGGGCTGTTCCCAGAGTCGTTGGGCAACGTCGAGCCATACAACCCCGCGTGGTCCCTGATGGCTCTGGTCAGCTACGACCACTGGCTGGCCGACCGGATCAAGGCACGTACCCCATGTGAGCAGGGAGCCATGGTGCTCGCGTCCTATAACGGCGGCCTCGGCTGGCTGATCCGTGATCGCAAGCTGGCCTCGGCTAAGGGCGCCGATCCGCTGGTTTGGTTCGGATCAGTCGAGCGGCACAACGCGGGCCGCTCGGCCGCTGCTTTCCGCGAAAACCGGGGCTATCCCCGCCAGATCCTGCGCCGCTGGGAACCGCTCTATGTCGCTGACGGCTGGGGTAAGGGGGTGTGCTCATGAGAGATCTGCTCAAGCCCCTGGTGCCGCTGCTGCTCTCGCTGGCCCTGCTCGCAATCATTGCCCTAGGGCTTCATCTCTACCACAGCGACGGCTACGCCCAGGGCTATGCCGCCGCCTCGGCCCAAGGCGAGGCGGCCTTGGCTGACCTCAAGCGCCATGACGCCCAGGAACGCCAGGCCCAGGCCGAGGCCGGCCAAGCGGCTGCCCAGCAGGCCGCCCAGCGCCTGGCCGCCGAAGTCCAGCGCGGCAATGACCTGGCCCTGGCGCTCGATGCCAAAAAGACCGAATTGCGCGCCACCACTGAACACCTCACCGGAGAAATCGCCCGTGTCACGACCCTATACCGGCGCGCCCTGGATGCGCAGCCCGAGCCGCTGCCTGCTGCTGTTTTCACTATCGGTTATGGCCGGGTGTGGAACGAAGCCCTCGGCATCAACGCCCGTAGCAGCGGAGCCGGTCTGTCTGCCAGCGCCGCCTCCGGCCGAGCTGATGCGCCGGCCAGCGGAGCCGCAACCCCTGACGATCTCGCCAGCACCCTGACCCCGGCGCTGCTGCTGGACAACCACATCCGCAATAGCGAGGGCTACACGGCCTGTCGCGCCCAACTCAATGCCCTTATCGACTGGAACACCGCCCATGGACGTCGCTGACATCGCATCCGACATCGAAGAACTGCGCCGCGAGGCCTCGCTAGACGCCCATCGCGCCGCGCAAGCTCTGTACGACGGCCCGTCGGCTACTCATTGCGAGAGCTGCGGTGAGGCCATTCCCGAGGCGCGCCGCCTGGCGCTGTCGGGTGTGGTGCGCTGCGTCATCTGCCAGGGCTACCACGAGCGGATGACGCGATGACAACCATTGAAATTCCCGTGTGGCAGTTGGCCCTGGGCGGCGTGAGCCTCCTAGGGTCGTTCGGTGCTCTGTTCCGCCTGCTGCTACTCCAGACCGAGCGCCGGTTGGATCAACGCTTCGCCGCGATGGATGAGCGCTACAAGGCGGTAGCGATGGACTCGGAACGCCTGCGCCAAGTCGAGCTGGGCGTGGAGCGGCTACGCGGCGAGATGCCGCTGCACTACGTCCGCCGTGAGGACTACGTGCGTAACCAGACCGTCATCGAGGCCAAGCTCGACGCTGTGGCCCTTCGCCTTGAAAACGCCCAGCTCAAAGGAGCGCGCCAATGAACATGATCGATCCAGCCAAGACGCGGCGCGAATCCCTGCGCTGGTATCTGCTGCTGACCCTCAACACCAGCCGCCCCGTGGACCCGCATGAGGCGGTGGTGCTGTCCACCATCCAGGGCATCTATCCCGATGCCACGACCATGGAAGTCCGCCGCGAGCTGGACTACCTGGCCGACCGCTCGCTTGTGACGCTGAACAAGCAACCGAACGGCGTCTGGATCTGCGGGCTCACCCACTACGGCGTCGACATTGCAGAATACACCATCGAATGCCGGCCGGGGATCGCCCGCCCGGAAAAGTATTGGGGCTGACATGCCGCCCCGCTCAAAGGTGGCCGGCCTTCCGGCCCAGGTAAAGGCCTGGCTGGACCAAGCCCTGGTCGAGTCGAACTTCTCCGGCTACGAGGCCCTGTCGGCCGAGCTGGAGGCGCGCGGCTACCAGATCGGCAAGAGCGCCTTGCATCGATACGGCTCGGAGTTCGAGGACAAGCTGGCCGCGCTCAAGCTGTCCAGCGAGCAAGCCAAGGCCGTGGTGCAGGCTGCGCCCGACGATGAGGGTGCCGTCAACGAAGCCCTAATGAGGCTTGTCCAGGAACACCTGTTCAAGCTGCTCATGGCCGAGGGCGGCAAGCTCGATTTGCCCAAGGTAGCCAAAGCCATTGCGGAGTTGGGACGCGCCAGTGTCGTGCAGAAGAAATGGGCTGCCGAGGTCGAGGTGCGCCGGGCCGCCCTGCGTGATGCGGCTAGCCGCGTGGATGCCGCTGCCCAGGCGCGAGGCCTCAGTGCCGAGGAAGCCACCTTCTGGCGTGAACAAGTCTTGAAGGGCATGTGATGGGCATTCCTGCGCCGCTTGCCGATACGGAGCGAGTCATTGACTGGGACGAACTACCGGAGCGAGTTCGTGCCATCCCTGCGAATTTCAACCCCCTGGCGCAAGGTGTGCTCATGGCACACCAGAGCGAGTGGATAACCAAGCAACGGGATCTAGACATTGCAGTCTGTGAGAAGGGGCGCCGGACCGGCATTACCTTCGCCCAAGCGCTAACGGACACCATTACCGCTGCTACGGCCAAAGAGGCAGGGGGTGATAACGTTTGGTACATGGCCGACACCCGCGAAAAGGGCCTGGAATATATCGGCTACGTGGGCAAGTTCGCCATGATCATCGCCCGTGGCCAGTCCACCATGGTTGAGCAACACCTATTCGTCGACCAGCTTCCCGACGGCACTACTCGCATGATCCAAGCGTTTCGGGTGCGCTTCGCCAGTGGCTTTCGAATCACTGCGCTGTCGTCGCGCCCCGAGAACATCCATGGTCTACAAGGGCTGGTCAACATCGACGAAGCGGCTCTGCATAAGAATGTCGCGCACGTACTGGAATCGGCCACGGCGCTCCTGATTTGGGGTGGCCGTATCCGCGTCTGGTCATCCCACCGTGGCAAGAAAAACGCCTTTAACCAACTGGTGCAGGATGTCCGCGCCGGTCGTTATGGCGCGCGGGCGGGCGTCATCAAGATCGCATTCGACGATGCTGTGGCCAACGGCTTGTATGAGCGTGTTTGCTTCATGCGAGGCACCCAAGCGACGGCCGAGGGCAAACGGCAGTGGTATGAGGCGATTCGCTCGGCCTACGGCCCACGGCGTGCGGCGATGCGCGAAGAGTTGGACGTTATCCCCAGGGATGGAGACGGCGCCGCGTTGCCGGGCGTGTGGATCGAACGTGCAATGCCAGAGGTTCGTCCGGTCCTGCGCATTGTCTTCGCCGACGACTTTCCCGAGCGCTCCGAGTTGGAGCGTGAGACGTGGTGCGCGACCTGGATCGCGATGCAGCTCATGCCCGTACTTGAGCAGGCAATGGCGGGCTTCGATGGGCGTTGGGCGGTTGGTATGGACTTCGCTCGGCATCGTCACTTTTCGGTCATCAAGCCGGCTCGGGTGACCCAGGATCTGCGCCGGGACGTGCCTTTCCTGATTGAGCTGGCCAATGCCCCGGCTCGGCAGCAAGAGCAGATCTTGTGGGCGTTGCTCGATGCCCTGGATCTTCGACGTAATTGGACATTCGCGGGCGATGCTAGTGGGCCGGGACAGACGCTGATGGAGTACACAGGCGACCGTTACGGCCGGGCCAGGCTGGACGAGGAAAGCGGCGGCTACGTCGGTGGCCCGGTGCACGAGGTGACGCTCTCTCGTCCCTGGTATGGGACCTGGATGACCAAGTATCTCGACCTATTCGAAGACGGCTTCATCACCTTGCCTCGGGATGCCTCCCTGGAGGATGACCACCGAGCGATTGAGTACATCGACGGCATCCCCATGGTCCCTCGCATAGAGCGCAAGGACCTGAAGGACGCCGAGCTAGTTCGGCACGGCGACGGTGCGATTGCCGGCGCCCTCATGAATTTCGCCGCCATTAATCATACCGGTGGCGGCGTCTACCAATATCACCGCGTCCAACCTGGCCAGCCTCTAGACCGTGCGGTCAAGGTTGGCGCTGGCTGGAAGCTGACCAAAGGCATCTGGTAATGGCCCGTTCCCCTATCGTCGACCAGTACGGCCGACCCATTGAATACGACCAGCTCACCCAGGAAGTGGCCGCACCGCGGCTGACGGGCGTGCGCCAGGTTTGGCACCCATCGGTCGCCAGTGGCCTGACACCAGGCCGCTTGGCCAATCTGCTACAGGCCGCCGCCGAGGGCGACGCCCGCGACTACCTAACGCTGGCCGAAGAGATGGAAGAGCGCGACCTGCACTATGCCTCGGTGCTGGGCACCCGTAAGTTGGCCTTGGCCGGCCTGGCTATTCGCGTAGAAGCCGCCACGGATGACCGCGAGGACGTGCGCCGCGCCGATGCCCTGCGCGAGGTCGTGGAGGCGGCCGAGTTCGGCGAGATGGCGACCGATCTGACGGACGCCCTGGGCAAGGGATATAGCGTGGCCGAGATCATTTGGGACAGATCCGGTGCGACCTGGACGCCGGAACGTTTCGAGTGGCGCGACCCGCGCTTCTTCCAGTTCGACCGGGAGACTGGCACCGAGCTACGCCTGCAGGACGAAGCCGACGTCATGAACGGCATCGCCCTGGCGCCCTATAAGTTCGTCGTCCACCGGCCGCGCCTGCGCACGGGCCTACCGATCAGGGGCGGCCTGGCTCGCCTCGCATCCGTAGCCTATATGTGCAAGGCGTGGACGTGGAAAGATTGGATGTCGTTCGCGGATATCTATGGCATCCCCATGCGCGTTGGCCGCTATGGCCCGAACGCCAGCAAAGACGATATCGGCGTATTGATGTCAGCGGTGGCGAACCTGGGCAGCGACGCGGGCGCGGTCATCCCCGAGTCTATGCGCATCGACTTCCAGCAAGCGGCCAATGTGGCTGGCGCAGGCGACTTCTTTAAGGGCTTGGCCGAGTGGTGGGACAAGCAGATGTCCAAGGCCATCGTGGGCCAGACCATGAGCGCCGACGACGGCGCGAGTCTGGCCCAGGCCAAGGTGCATAACGAGGTCCGGCTGGATCTGCTGGAGGCCGACGCCAAGGCCGAATCCAACACCCTTAACCGCCAGTTTGTCCGGCCTTTCTGCGACCTGAATTTCGCGCCGGGCCGACCCTATCCGCGCCTGGTGATCGACGTTCCGAAGCCCGAGAACCTGGAGCTGTTGATCAAGGCCATGGCAGCCTTCGTGCCCTTGGGGCTGCGCGTCGAACAGTCGGTGATCCGGGACAAGTTCGGTTTGCCCGAGCCGACCAAGGATGCCGAGATCCTGGGCAAGCCGGTCGCGCCCGCGCCTGCTGCGGCCACGGCTGCAAACCGCGAGCAGCCAGCCAAAGGTATCGACGTCCCGGACATCGTAGACAGCCAGGTCAAGACGCTGGCCCAGGCCGCCGCCGCGCCGCTCGATGACATGGTTGACGCCATCCGCGAGCTGCTGGACTCGGTGAACAGCCTGGAGGAGTTCCGGGATCGGCTGATTGAGGCCTACCCGGATATGAACGCTACCCAGCTCGCCGATGCCATGGCCGATGGGATGGCGGCTGCTAGCTTGGCTGGCCGGTATGACGTGCTGAGGGGGCTCTAAGGGCTGGGGCTTTCGTCAGGGCGTGGGTCAATCTCTTTCAGCAGAGCGATAGCTGCATTTAGATCGTGCTTGCACTTTGCCTCCAGCGCCAGAGCCTCGTTGTAGCAAGCAACAAACATGGCTTCTGCGGTTTCGAGAGGCACGCCAATACTTTCAAAGTGTTCAACTAGCACGCCTCTAGCAGCCTGAGTATTCGCCACTGTGACTTTTGCCGCCTTGAGGGCAACGTAGGCGGCCGCTTTACTAGCACGCGCGTTAATAACTGCACTGCTCATTTTCGTACCTTGACCAGTTTGGAGTAATAGGTGGCAGTATCCCACGGCTCATTGCCGTTCAAAGAGCAGATCGACTTCTTTCGCGGCAAGACGGACCTCCCGACCCGCGCCTGGACCGATGTCTACACGGCCGAGCACGATTGGGCTTTTGTCGTGGCCGGCGCCGCCAAGCGCGATCTGCTGGCCGACCTGCGCGGTGCCGTCGAAAAGTCCATCGCGGCGGGCGGCACTCTGGAGCAGTTCCGTACCGACTTCGACAGGATCGTTCAGCAGCACGGCTGGCAATACAACGGTGGGCGCGGCTGGCGGACCAATGTCATTTGGGATACCAACCTGCGCCAGTCCTACAACGCCGGTCGTGAGGCGCAGATGGCCGACCCGGAGTTGCGCAAGCTTCGACCCTATGGCCTGTATCGCCACGGCGACAGCGCTCACCCGCGTCCACAACACCTGGCCTGGGATGGCACAGCTCTGCCGCTGGCAGACCCCTGGTGGTCCACACATAGCCCCCAGAACGGCTGGGGCTGCAAGTGCAAGAAATACATGGTCAGCGACCGCGACTTGGAGCGGCAGGGGCTCACCGTCGGCCCGGCGCCCGAGATCGAATATGAGGACCGGACCATTGGCACCACCAGCCCCAATGGGCCGCGCACGGTGCGGGTGCCCAAGGGCATAGATCCGGGCTTCGAGTACGCGCCAGGTCAGTCCCGGCTGTCGTCGGCGGTGCCGCCCTTGCGCGCCTACGACCCCCTGCCCGAGCCGGGCACCCGCACCAGTTCAGCCCAGGGCGCCGGCTTGCCCAACCGTCGCCCACCGGGGCCGCTGCCCAGGCCGCGTCCGGCCAGCGCTGACCGGCTGTTGCCAAGCGGCCAGACCGACGAGCAGTACATGGCGCGCTTCCTGGAAGAGTTCGGCGCGACCGAGGCCGCTCCGACGGTCTTCCGCGACAAGACGGGCGATGCCGTAGTGATCGGCCGGGAGTTGTTCACCAATGCCAAAACCGGCGCACTCAAAGTCAGCAAGCGGGGCCATGCCCGCGAGCTATTGCTGCTGGCTGATGCGCTGAAAGAGCCGGACGAAGTGTGGGTGCGCCTTGAATGGCAGTACGCCCAGGGCAAGGCGGTGGTGCGGCGCCGCTATATCAGCCGCGTCCAGGTAGACGGTGAGCCGGTGCCAGCGCTGGCCGTGTTCGAAGTGGGGAGCGATGGCTGGGCAGGCATCACTACGTTCGCGCCGGACGCCAGCAATCCCGAGTACCTGGAGCAACTACGACTCGGTGTGCGGCTCTATCGCCGTTCGGACGACGGGCAATGAAAAACCCCGCGCTGCCACACGGGGTCCGCCCTGGGAGTAGGCTTGGAGGTCCTGGCAGAGACAGCTCTTCCAATGGGCACGCATCAATAGTAGGAGCCTGACATGGCCGGTGCAATGCTTGAAGTCGTGATGGACGACAGCCGGGCCGGTCGGGCGCTGGCTCAGTTGGCAGAGCAGTTGGACGCCCTGCGCACCCCATTGCTAGACATTGCCGAATACCTACACCAGTCCACCGGAGATCGAGCACGGCGCCAGGTCGGCCCTGACGGCTCGCCCTGGGCGCCGCTATCGCCCCGAACCCTGGCCCGGAAGAAGAAGGGAGGAAAGATCCTTCGCGAGACTGGCGCTCTTATCGACACCCTGCGTCACCACGTCAGCGACAATGAACTGGCTTTCGGCACCGACCGCCCTTACGGTGCCATCCACCAGTTCGGGGGCAAGGTCGAACATGCGGCCCGTTCTCAGCAAGTCCATTTCAAGGTGTCGGGCGGCGTGGTAGGCAATCGTTTTGTGAAGAAGAAGCACGCCAACTTCAGCCAGTGGGTGACCCACGGTGCCCGGTCGGTCGAGATGCCGGCGCGTCCCTACCTGGGGCTATCGGCCGAGGACGACGCCGAGGTGCTGGCGATCATTTGCCAGTACCTGACCGCGCCCCTGGCGGGGAATTGAAAACGAGGCGTTTTGCGGGGCCTGTGAGGGGCTATCCGTACAACGGCGGCGGGTGCGGTGCGTGTGCCGCGTTAGACCCGCGTTAGAATCCGTTATTGAGGATGCTAGCAAGGGCACGGTCGATGATTCTCTACAAGTACTACAGTTTCGATGCCGGGATGAAAGCAATCGCATCTAGGCAGCTTGGCTTCCGTAAGCCAAAGGAGTTCAACGATCCATTCGAGCTTAGTGCCTTCTCGGCGGTGGTTGAGGATGAGCTTTCGGATGATACCGACGACTGTGGGGTTATATCCCCTTGGGTCGACAGTGTCGCGGATCAGGTGGTCATCTGCAGCCTGACTCGCTCGCCAATCAATCCCCTGATGTGGTCTCACTACGGCAATGACCACAGGGGTATCGTTGTCGGTTATGACGTCGATGTGCCCTTGCTGACCCAGGGTGACTCGATGCTCATTCCTGTACAGGAGGGCTCTGTTTTCTACAGCCACGCAAAGGAAAGCGATACCTGGAGTCAGCAGGACAAAGACAACGTTTTTGAGGTTCTCCTATCCAGCATGGGAATAGGGCTCAGTTCAGAGCAACACGTTAAGCATTTGATCAAACGGCTGCTGCTCAACAAGTCGATCCATTGGGCGTACGAAGAAGAGGTGCGAGTAGTAAAAATTCTGACTCACTGGGGCCTGACGATTGAGGAGTTTTGGGATGATGCCCTCAACCGCTATACGCCCGTTCCCAGTATCAAGGGCTTGGTACTGTATGACGAAGAGGTGCCGATCGTTTCTGTACATATGGGCTGTCGAACCCATGAAAACAATTTGTCGCGTAAAAATTGCAGCCTCTTAGGCGATGTTCCTTTGCTGTACGAGGTGCAAATGGATAGGAAGAGCTGGGATCTGAAAGCGATGCTTATGGACGCTGATCGCAAGCGCGAGCTAGCAATTCCTGTACGATCTAAGAAGCGATCCAAATCTAGCGCGAAGCCTTAAACCGCTAAGAAACTCCCCCCTCTGTTCATGCCGCCGACACTGGCGGCATGAACACATTCCCCCGCGCCCTCAACTCCGAACATCAGCCCCAGGCCACCGGCCGGGGCGCGCCCCTCATCGCCCTCAATACCGACCTTTCCGCCCAGCCCCAAGCCGAGGGCAAAGCGCCGGACTGGATCGAGCTGATTCCGGCTGGCCCCACTGTTACCGGTCGTGATGGGCGTAGCTGGCTGTTCGATGAGCTGAGCCAAGGCCTGGTGATCGATGCCTTTACCACCCGTGGCATCGACCTGGCCGTGGACTGGGAGCACGCCTCCGAAATCAAAGCGCCGAATGGCGACGAGGCGCCGGCCGCTGGCTGGATCGACCAGTTGGAGATCCGGGCCGGTGCCTTGTGGGGTCATGTCGGTTGGACACCCCGCGCGAGCGCCCAGGTCGCCGCCCGCGAGTACCGCTTTCTTTCCCCCGTCTTCGACTACGACCCGGCGTCCCTGCGCATCGGGCGCCTGGTCTCCATCGGTCTGGTGAACAAGCCGAATCTCTTTCTCACCGCCCTCAACCATGAACAACCCACCCCGGAGTCCACAGACGTGAAGATTTCCGCTGCGCTGTTGGCGCTACTCGGCTTGCCCGAGACTGCTACCGAAGAACAGGCGGTTGCGGCCGCCACCCAACTCAAAGCCACTGCCACTGCCAAGAACAGTGAGCAGCAACCAAGCTTGGAGCGCTATGTGCCGCGTGCGGACTATGACGCCCTGAGCACCCGCGCGGCCAACGCCGAGCAGGCCCTGGCCAACCACCAAAAAGCCCAGCACGCGGCCACCGTGGATGCCGAGATCCAGGCGGCGCTAACGGCCGGCAAGATCACTCCAGCGACCGCCGACTATCACCGCGCCGCCTGTTCCGAACAGGGCGGCCTGGACCGTTTCCGTCAGTTCGTCGCGGCGGCTCCGGCCGTAGGCGATCCCTCCGGCCTGGAGAACCGCAAGCCAGACACCACCGCCACCGCCCTCAACGCCGAGCAAATGGCCGTCTGCACCCAATTCGGTATGGACCCGGTTGCGTTCGCCAAGTCCCTAAGCGAGGAGGCCTAAGCCATGGCGCTCACTGCTGATCGCAATACCCCCATGCGCGGCACTGGCCTGGCGGCTTTGCCCGTCGCCGCTGGCGTCCGTATCTATGCCGGCTCCCTGATGGCTGTGGACGCCACCGGTTTCGCCATCCCCGGCAAGGTCGCCACCGGCCTGACATACGCCGGTCGGGCCGAGGAAGCGGTGGACAACACCAGCGGCATCGCGGGTGCGGCGCGTGTCCAGGTTCGCCGTAACGAGGCCTTCAAGTGGGCCAATGACGGGACCATCACCCAGGCCTATCTGTTCAAGACCGCCTTCATCGTCGACGACCAGACCGTCGGTGCCACGGACGATTCGGGCAAGCGCTCCGCCGCTGGACGTATCACCGGCATCGACGCCGACGGCGTGTGGATCGAGTAACACCACCTCTATAGGAGCAGCACCCGTATGTTGGTCAATAAAGCCTCGATTCAGGCGGCGTTCGTCGCCCTGAAAACCCTGTTCAACAACGCCTTTGCGAGTGCGCCCACCACCTGGGACAAGATCGCGATGAAGGTGCCCAGCAGCACCGGCAGCAACCTCTATGCCTGGCTCTCGGCCTTCCCCAGGATGCGCCGTTGGGTCGGCGAGAAGCACGTCAAGAACCTGAAGGCCTATCGCTACCAGATCGAGAACGAAGACTTCGAGGCCACCGTCGAGGTGGACCGCAACGACATCGACGACGATCAACTTGGCATCTATAAGCCCCAAGCCGAAATGGCCGGCTTCTCGGCCAAGCAATTGCCGGACGAGATCATCTATGAGCTGGTAAACGGCGGCTTTAGCAACCTGTGCTATGACGGCCAGTATTTCTTCGACGTTGACCACCCAGTGGCCGGCGCCAGCGTCAGCAACCTGGGCACCAAGGCACTGAGCACCGCCTCCTTGGCCGACGCCAAGGCGAGCTACGGTGCAGCCCGTACCGCAATGCGCCGCTTACGGGACGAGGACGGGCGCCCGATCAACGTTATCCCCACCGTGCTGCTGGTGCCTCCGGCCCTGGAAGACACCGCCCGCGCCCTGCTGACCGTTGATCGCCTGGAAGATGGCAAGGCAAACATCTACAAGGGCACCGCTGAGTTGGTCGTTGAGCCGCGCCTGACCTCGGACACCGCCTGGTTTTTGCTCGACACCAGCAAGCCCGTGCGGCCCTTTATCTACCAAGAGCGCAAGGCACCGGTCTTCGTCCAGCAGGTTGACCCCCAAGCCGAGGAAGTCTTCAGCCGCAAGAAATTCAAATTCGGTGCGGAGGCGCGGGCCGCTGGTGGCTATGGCTTCTGGCAACTGGCCTACGGCTCGACCGGTACGGTGGCCTAAGTCATGGGTATCACTATCACTGCGAAAATCGATGGGTTCCGCCGAGGTGGCATCGCCCACTCGGCGGCCGGTACTCACTATCCCGAGGGCTACTTCACCGAAGCGCAATTGAAGGCGTTCCGCCGTGAGCCGCAACTGGTGGTAGTCGAGGGGGCAGCGGAAGCCCCTTCCGATGACGCCGCCGAGGCTCGGCTGGTAGCAGCCGATCAACGTCTGGACTTCCTGGAAGACCTGGTGGAAAGCCTCACCGAGCGCTTGGCTACCTCGGAAGATCAGGTGCAAGTGCTCGTTGTGCGTGGCCAGGGGCTGGCACAGCAGCTCGGCGAGCTTCCCGGTTTGATCGTTGCCGATCTGTCCAGCCTGGAACGTGCCGACCCGACTCTGGAGGGTGTGCTCTGCCTCAAGGCCGACGACATCCTGGCCGTCATCCAGCGACTCACTCAAGCGCTCATCCAGACACCGGAGCAAGGCGATGCAGGCACCCCCACGGCCGGCGACCCTGCCGGGACTTCTGAAGCGACGGCGGGCGCGGCGTCGGTTGCGCCAGTTCCTCAAGCACCTGGTGCTGACGCACCGCCTGTAACGGAACAGAAACCGGCAGGCGGTAAGGCAGCACGGGCGAAAGCCGGCAAGGACGCTGGCAAACAGGAAGGCGATAACGCATGAACCTCTCGCTGCCGAGCGCCGCCGCCCTCATCACCCGCTTTGGGGCCAGGGAAATGGCCGAGCTGTCGGTGCCGGATACCCACCGGCCCATCGAGCCCGAGCTGCTGGAAGCGGCCGCCCAGGGTGCAAGCCTGTCCGGCTGGGACGCCGATGACGTACAGACGGCGGTGGTTGCGTTGGCCCGGATTGCCGACGCCGCGACCCGCGCTCGCAGCGAGGTTCAGTTCTACCTGCGTTATCGCAAGGCTGGCGAGGATGCGCCGGCCTGGGTCACGGACGACCTGCCGGAGCTGACCCGGTTTCATCTGTACGGCGAGAAGGCGAACGCCGAATCGGCGGTGCGTCTGCGCTATCGCGACATCCTCAAGCGGCTGGAGAACCTAGCTGCCGAGGACGAGAAGCGCGGCGCGGCTGAGTCTGGCCAGGCCGGCCTACAGGTGAGCCACCAGCCCCGGTTGTTCAACCGTAACAGCCTGGGACGGCTGTGATGCTGGGCGAATTGGAAGACGCCATCCAGGCCAGGCTCGGCGAGCTGAAAACGCAGCTTCCGCGCCTGGCTCTGGACAGCTACGGCGGCGAGCTGAGCGACCCCGATCAACTGGTGGACATGCTCAAGCGAACCCCGCTGATCCTGATTACCACGCCTAAGGTGACCTTTCGCCGGCAGGCGGCCCGCCGATTCCAGGCGGCTGTCGTCTTCCGTCTGGTCATCGCCAGCAAGTCGGTACGCGGCGAGCGCGAGACGCGGCGGGGGACCGATCTCAGGGGCGATCCGGGCTCGTACTGGATATGGGAAAGCGCGTTGCGCCTGCTTACGGGCTGGCAGCACAAGCCGGAGGGCGCCCGCGTGGTCCCGACCGAGTTCGCCAACCTGGTCAATGGCAAGTTCGAGTCCAGCCATCTTTCGGTGCTGGGCCAGAGCTTCGCCATAGACCTGGACTGGGTGATCCCCGAGGAAGAGCTGCCGCTGTTGGAAGGGATCGACCTGACATTCCACGTCCCGGCCGGCAATCCCAACGCCACCGCGACCGACCATATCAACTTGGAGAACCTGTGATGCGCGTTATCGCCGCCGAACACCCGGTGCCGTTGCTGCCCTCCGAAAACCCCGAGGGCGGCTTCATCCAGCCCGCGCCGGCCGAGCCGGTCGAGGTGCCCGACCATTCTTACTACGTGCGTCGCCTGGCGACCGGCGAGCTGGTGCGCGCTGACGACACTTCAGCTCCGGCCACTGGCGAGGCTGATGCCAAAGCCACCGCTACCAGCAAGTCAGCCAGAACCGCCAAGGCCACCACAGAGGACGCCTCGCAATGATCGCTTTCGACACCATCCCGGCATCGATCCGTAAGCCGGGCGCTTACCTGGAATTCAATACCAGCCTCGCGGCGCGGACTTTGCCGACCAATGCACAGAGTATCTGCCTGGTCGTACCGCTTGATGCCGCCGCTACCATACCCGCCAACACGCCCACACCGGTCTTCAGCGCCCCCGAGGCCCTGACCAAGTTCGGTGCTGTCGCCGCCGAGATGGTCGCCGCCATCATCGCCACCTATCGCTATGCCGCCGTGTCTTGCGTGGGCATAGCAGTTAGCGGTAGCACCGAGCCGGACCTGGCTGCCGCTCTGGCATCCACCGCCCAGGGTGGATTTACTCTCATTGTCCCCGCCTGGTTCAGCCAGACCGCGCTGACGGCGGTACGCACGCACATCGCGACCTGGACCAGTTCGATGGAGCAACAATCCATCCTCGGCGTAGGGGCAGTGACCACCACACTGTCGGCCGCTACAGCGCTGGCGGCTAGTCTCAACGCCGGAGCGATTACCGTCGCCGCGTTGCCGGGCACCACTGCCACGCCGCGCCAGGTAGCCGCCGCCTATGCCGCCATGATCGCGTCCGAGGAAGATCCGGCGCGGCCGCTCAATACCCTGGTGCTGGCCGGTATTCCCGTTCCGCCCATCGCCAGTCGCCTGGGTCGGACCGAGCAAGAGGCGTGCTTGGCCAACGGCGTGACGCCACTGGAGGTCGGTGCGGGTGACGTGGTGCAGATCGTGCGTGCGGTGTCGACCTACACCAAGAACGCAGCCGGAGCCACCGACGTCTCGCTGCTCGATCTGACGACCATGCGCACGCTGTACTACGTCCGCCAGGCCTGCCGCGACCGCATCCGCCTGCGCTTCCCGCGCTCCAAGCTCTCCAGCAAGACCCCGGCCGCTGTCCGTGGCGAGCTGCTGGACGTGCTGAAGAAGTGCGAAGAGCTGGAGATCGTCGAGAACGTGGACGCCAACGCTGACGCCCTTGTCGTCGAGCGCTCCACCCAGGACGTCAACCGCCTGAATGCGTCCATTCCCACCGATGTCGTCAACGGCCTGCATGTGTTCGCTGGCCGTATTGACCTGCTGCTGTAAGGAGAAGCCGCCATGTCGGATATCTACGTTGGCCAGATCGTCATGTCTATCAATGGGGTGGACTACGAGGTGAAGTCGCTGGATGACACCGTTAAGACCGGTCGTGTCCCCGTAAAGACCATGAACCGCTTGGGCCGTCCGAAGGGCACCGCCAAGGGCGTTGAAGAATTCGACCTCAAGGTCACCGTGCCCATCCCCAAGACCGGTGAGCCCAACTGGCGCGCCATGGTCGACGCCAAGATCACCTCGGAGCCGCAGGACGGCGGTGGCCTTCGCGAAACCTGGACCGGTGTCTCCCTCGTCGAGATGAGCAGCAAGTATCAGCTTGAAGGCGAAGCCGTCCGTGACCTCACCCTGATCGCCCTCAATAAGTACGAGGAATGACGCCATGAGCCAGATCGACAAGCGATGGGATGGTCTGACCATCTCCGACGAACTGCCCGTCGGCGTCTACTACGCCGGCCAGCGGCATAAGACTTTCACCCTCCGGGCGCCGATGGCGGGCGACATGGTGAGCGCCCAACAGGAGTACCCCGAGGGTCCGCTCCAAGCGATCACCATCGCGACCTATCGCCGGCAGTTGCTCGCCCTGGGCGACATCCCCGCCGATCAGATCACCACGGAGCTGCTGCTGACAGACCTGGCCGAGCTGGACCTGGGGGCGTTGGCCAAGGCGGATGAAACCCTGGAAAAAAAGCTGTCGCGGCCGAGCGCGGCTCCGTCGACTGGCGGCGCATCGAGCACGCACTCGCCCGACACGGCTACCGCCTAGACGAGATCCGCCAGATGACCCGGCCAGAGATCGACACCCGTCTGGATCTGCTGACCGGCAAGAGCAAGCGCGGCACGCGCCGCCGCGTTGCCAAGGGGAAGAAGAAGCTATGACCGAACGCCACGAAATCCCGTTGGACCTGACCACCTTCGAGGCGCTGGATAGCGCCCTCAAGTACCACCGCACGGTGGCGTTGGTGTCGCCCGAGGCGACCGCGCCCATGGAAGCGTTCCAAGCCGACCTGGTGGCCACTGCCAATCGGCTGGGCTTTCATCCGGCCGGGGCGGGCACCTTCCATGTCCAGGTCCAGCCAGGCGGGCGCAATCTGCTGGTGTGGGAGCCGACCGCGCACGAAGTTCAGGAGGTGGCCCATGGCTGCGAAGCAACCGCCTAAGACCTCGGCGAAGGCCAAGACGCCGCAGCTGTGCAAGGTCCGTTATGAGTACACCGATTGGGTGCTGCCCATGGATAAGGGCCTGGCGTTGGTGGCCTTGCTCACGGATGCCGAACAGGTGCGCTACCACAATGAGGGGGCGAGCGGATCTCGCTACAAGGCGGAAGCTGAGCGTGGAGAGATAAGCCTGGAAATCCTCAAGCCTGGCCAGTTCCTCCCGGCCGGGCCGACCCAGCACTGACCTAAGGCCCGCAAGGGCCTTTCTTCAATCTATAAGGTGCCCCATGAGCAATGACTTGCGCGTCGCCCTGCGCATCCAGGCCCAGTCCGGCAACACACGCCGCGAGATCCAGGCCATCAACCGCGACATGCGCCAGGTCGGCAAGGATGGCGCCAAGGCGCTGGCCGACGGTGCCAAGAATGCCGGCGATGCCATGACTCAGGCCGGCCAGCAGGGAGCAGCGAGCTACAAGATCCTGCGGCAGGCGATACGCGACTCTAGCCGTGGGATAGGCGTGTGGCGCCAGGATGTGATTCAAGCCAACGCAGAGTTACAGAAGCTTGGCCGGGCTGGCGCTACCCAGCTCGGGGGTGTTCGCCAGGAAACCGGACGCGCGCGAGATGAGTTCGGCCGTTTCATCAAGACCACCGACCAGGCCGAGGTGAGTCTGCGCAAGATGGCGCAAACGGGCGGCACGCAATTGCGGGCAATGCGTCGGCTGGCATCGGGTGTGGCTGATGAGTTCCGGCGCATTCGTGGCCTAGCCGGGACCGCCCAGGGGCAGCTCGCCGGCTTGGGGGTTGGCGTCGGCGTGGCGGCCGGCATGACTGGCAGCGCCCAGCGCGACCGCGAAATGATCCGCACCCAGCAGACAGCAGGCATTACAGCGCCGCAGCGTGAAGCGTGGAGGGCTGAGAGTTGGCGAATTGCCCGCACCTACGGCGGTAGCCAGGAAGGCATCAGCAAGGGATTCAATACCCTGATTGCGTCAGGCGTCGATTACAACTCGTCCATGAAGTCGGCTGATGCCATCGGGCAGGCTGCTGCCGTGTCGGGGGCGGATGAAGGGATTTTAGGTGATGCGCTCGTGGCTGGCTCGGCAGCCTTCAATATCAAGCTCGACAAGGATGGCCAGGCCCAGGACATGTTGGAAAAGATGATCGTCGCGGGTCGTCTTGGAAATGCTGAACTAGAAAACATGGCCGATCTATTCCCCAAGATTGGCAGTGCCGCTGCCCGCGCCAAAATGGATCTCAGCCAAACCCTCGCCTATACGTCAGCGCTATCCACTGTGGAAAAGCAACCGGAAAGGTTGGGAACGCTTGTTGAATCATCGTTGCGTGTATTCACAGTTGGCGCCTACCGAGATCACATTACTAAATATACTGGCGTCAAATTCTTCAATAAGGACCACAGCACGCGCAGTGTCGAACTGGTCATGCGCGATTTAAAGAAGAAATACGATAAGCTCAAAAACGATGAGCAGCGCGCTACCTTTATGAGCAAAGTATTTAAAGGTATGGATCAAGATACAGTGCGTGGATTTAGCTATATGCTGTCGGGGGACATGCTCGATAAGTTCTCTGATCAGACCAAAACTATCCGTGGCGCAAAGGATGTCATTGCAAAGGACCTGAAGGACAACGTATCCAGCGCCACCGGCACCGCTGGCCGCATGAAAGCCACCCTTGGCGACGCTATCGACCGCATGGCACGTCCGCTCAATCAGTCGTTCGCTGATTTCGGCAGCTACCTGCTCGACGACATGAAACTGTCTGGCGAGCAAATGCTTGGCGCCGGTATCGCTACTGGGATTGGTGGCTATTACGCGGGTCGTGGATTGAAGGCTGGTGGCGGAGCACTTCTCAATAAGTTTCTCGGTGGCTCGGAAACTCTCAAGAATATCGCCGTCGGTAAAGTATTGGAGCAGGCAGCCGGCGTAACTTCCGTCTTCGTGACCAATTGGCCGGCCGCAATGGGCGGCGTCGGAGTTGGCGATGTTGCCGCAGGTGCGGGAGCTACTGCTGCCGCTTCAAGATGGATGCCTTGGCTTCGGAGTAGCGCGCCGTTTGCGGCGCTTGCCCTTACCTCTGGCTCTACCGAAAACACCGATGAGGGCCGATTGAATGCGGCCCAAAAGTCCAAGTTGCTCAACGATGGCCAGCGCACCTATCAGACGGCGTTCTACCGCAACCGTATCGACCTGGCCAAGGCCAATCCCAGCGCCTCGGATGCCTGGGTGTCCGAGCAAGCCCAGCGCCTGACGCAAGAGCAAACCGGCCTGACTGCAACCGGCACGTCCGCCCAGGACGCCCGCGATTGGGCGGCAGGGGCGGCGGCACGCATCACCTCGGCAGGCCTTGCACCGATGCAGGCAGGTGGAGGCGCCGGGCAAGCGGCCGAAAACCGGCTGCGCAGCCTGCTCGACAAGCCCTTGGTGCTGGAGCTGCGCCTGGATAACCAGATGATCCAGGCCGAGATCGAGCGGCGGACGGATATTCAGATGAGGCGTGGCCAATGAGCTGGAAAGAGACCCTGCTGGATGCCTCATACCGGGGCATCCTCTTCGATGTCGTGGACGAGAACCTGGAGGCGCAACGCTTCGTCTCCCAGCACGGAACGCCTTATCAGGACGGCGATGCGGTGGAAGACCTCGGCCGGGGAGCCCGCGTCTTCGGTCTCCGAGTCGTGATATTCGGCGTCAATTACGAGATCGAGCTGCAAAACCTGCTCTTAGCCCTGGACACCCTCGGGCCGGGTGACCTGGTCCATCCCATCTACGGAAACCTCTGGGTGGTGGCGCAGAGCTGGAAGGTCCACCACAACGCTGAGCGTCCAGACTATTGCGAAGTCGAGATGCAATTCTTGGAACAGAGCCCGGACCAGCCGTTCTTTGCCCGAGAGTTCGTCTTCGTCTCCGAGGGGCAGCTCCTGCCTGAGGATCAATACACCTGGCAGGATGGCGTCTTCGACCTCCTGGCCAAGGTGGATACCCTCGTCGCCGAGATACAGAGCTGGATCGGCGGCGGCTGGACGGGCCTGCTGGAAAAGGCCCTGGGCCTACCGGGTATCGGGCTGCGTCTCCAACAACTGCGCAATCAGGTGCTGGGCACCGTCTCTCAGGTGGTGAGCCTGGCCACCAGCAACCCGCTGTCGGCATTCGATCCGCTGACCGACCTGGCCCGCACGCCCACCGAGATCCGGGCGGCCATCCAGTCCAGCACGCCAGACAATGCCCGTGACCTGCTCTCGCGCAGTGGCGTGCCTGCCGTGGTGCCCGGTGCGAGCAACCTGACCGCCGAGGCCAGCCGCGCCGGTGCGGCGCTGCTGACGGCAGCTCGCCAAGGCGTCGCGCCGGATGCGGACAGCCTGCCCAGCGCCATGCCGTCCGACCCGGTTGCATCGGCGGCTTTAGCATTGGTAGTCCTGGTGGTCACCGAGTTGGCTCTATCCCATGCGCAGGCGGTGGCCAGCGTAATCGAGGACGAAGCCGCCACCCAGATCCTGAGTCCGGCCACCTTGGAAGATCTGGTCAATCTGGCGCGCTCGCTGATCGAGTCGGCCATCCTCCTGCAGCGGCGGCTCTACGACGTCGAGACCGCGTTGCCTGTCATCGAGGCGCTACGGACTATCGCCGGGCTGATCCAGGCCCGTGCTCGCGCCGTGATCCTGCTCAGTCCGCCGCTGATCGACCGCGCCGTTGCCAGTCCGGCCAGCCTCCGCCTCCTGGCTCATCGCTGGTACGGCGACCACAGCCGAGCGGCTGAGCTGCGCCGCCTCAATCCTGAGTTGGCCAGCCCCTACAATATCGAGGCTGGGGAGGTGCTGCGTGCCTACGCCCAATGAGTCCATCCGCCTGACTATCGGCGGCCAGACCCACGCCACCTGGGACGGTTGGTCGGTAGAGTCTGACCTGCTGACGCCGGCCGATGCCTTCGAGCTGGAGTTGTACGTCAAGGACACCCCGCAACTGCCCTCGGTGCTGGTTGAGGGCGCGCCCTGCACCTTGAGCCTCGGCAGCGACCGGGTATTGACCGGCCAGATCGACGAGTTCGAGCACGACATCAGTCGCGAGGGCATCGCCATTCGCATCAACGGTCGCGACGGCGCAGCGCCCCTGGTGGACTGTTCGGCGCCCTTCGTCTCGATGCGCGAGGCCAGCCTGCAACAGGTCATCGACCAAGTGGTTAAACCACTAGGCATCACCAAGATCAAGGTGCAGGCCGGCGCCGAGAAGAAGCATAGGCGCATCCAGGTCGAGCCCGGTCAATCGGCCTGGGAGGCCTTGCTCCAAGTGACCGAGGCCAACGGTCTTTGGCCCTGGTTCGAGCCGGATGGGACGCTAGTGGTCGGCGGGCCGGACTACACCGCCGCGCCGGTCGCACAATTGATCCTGCGGCGGGATGGCCAGGGCAACAACGTGCAGCGGCTGTCGGTGCGGCGCTCCATCGCCAACCGCTACAGCCAGATCACGGTCCTTGGCCAGCATGGCCAGTACGACAATGACGGCCTAGACACGGGCCGCTCGCACCTGCGCTCGGTCATCCAGGACGAGACCCTGGCCAAGCGTGGCATCTTCCGGCCGAAAGTCGTCATCGACAGCGCCAGCGAAAACCAAGACATGGCCACGACTCGCGGCCGGAAACTACTGGCGGACAGTCGTCTGGAGGGCTTCGAAATTCGGGCGGTAGTCAAGGGGCATCGAGCCGCCAGCGGGCAGGTCTGGACGCCGGGGCAGCGAGTCAAGGTCTTGAGCGAGCCGCAGGGCCTGGACGGCACCTATTTCCTCATGGCCCGAACGCTGCGCCTGACCCGAAGCCAGGGAGCCATTACCGAGCTACGTCTGCGTGAGGACAAGACCTGGGTGCTGGACGGCGCCAAGCTCAGGAAGGGTAAGAAGGGTAACGCGGACGCCGCCGACATCGCGTACTTCAGGAGCCTATGACATGACCATGCGAATGGCGCGGATGATGCGCGAGCAAGCCCAGCGAGCCGGGCAGCAGATCCGCCAAGCGTTCCGGGCGGTCGCGGCGCGGAATACCCACAGCAAGTTAATCGGCGTCGAGATGCAGGGTCTTGCCGGCGAGGCCGTGACGGGTGAACTGATGCAGCAATACGGCTTCACCTCCGCGCCGCTGGCCGGGGCCGAGTTCATCGCACTGCCTATCGGTGGCAACAGCCGGCACACGGTGGTCATCGCGGTCGACGACGCCCGCTATCGCCTGGCGGTGGTGGATGGCGAGGTGGCCCTCTACAGCGACGAGGGCGACCACGTTCACCTCAAGCGCGGCCGCGTGATTGAGGTCGTCACCGAGACGCTGGTGGTCAAGGCGAGCGGCAAGGTACGCTTCGAGACGCCCCTGGTCGAGACCACGGGCGACATCCAGGCGGCTGGCGAGGTGCAGGACCATACCCGGACCATGCAGGCGGATCGTGAGATCTATAACCAACACGTCCATGGCAACAGCCCAACGGCAGTTCCACAACAGTAGAGCTGCGCTACCATCGGTAGGCCGGCTAATCGGCTTATCCTAGAGGTGCTGCTATGGCTCAGTATGCTATTGCTTTCGATCTAGACACCGCGGCGATGAAGGCTAACGGAGTTACCGACTCCCAGCGCACCCGAATCTACTCTACGGAAATACCCAGAGCGCTAGAGAGCTGTGGATTCACTGCTCATCCCCAGGGTTCGCTATACCACACTGAAGCAGAGCATGACCCTATCACTGCCATAATGAAGCTACAGAGCACCTTGAAGACTCAAGCACCGAATTTCTGTAACTATGTCAAGCGCGTGCATGTGTTCCGGCTGGAGGAATGGAGTGACGTCACAGCGCTGATTGCTGATAGACCTGCCGCAGGCCGCCCGGATGCGGCTGAAGAGATTGATGAGCAAGACGATCTTGATATGGCCTCGAAACCAGTTCGACCGGTCTAATCTCCATCATTAAAGCGCCAAGAAACGCCCTTTCTCGTCCCTCTTAGCCACCATGCCTGCTATGGACGCAGGCATAAACCCCACCTCCGGCGATCTCACTGGCCAGCGCATCACGACGCTGGCCAACGCCATCTATCTCCGCCTCATGGTGCCCCTTGGCACCTGGTGGGCCGATAGCTCCCTGGGCTCTCGCCTGCACGAATTGCGCCGCTCCAAGGACCTATCCCGGATCGGCACGCTCGCCAAACAGTACGCCGCCGATGCGCTCCAGCCGTTGCTCGATGACGGTCGCGCCTCGGCTATCTCCATCACCGTCGAACAGCCTCACGATGGCCGGTTGCTGCTCCTGATCGAGGTCACGGACAGCGCGGGTGTCGTCGAGGTGTTCCAGCATCCCGTCCAGGTGATCTGATGGCCCTGACCGTTCCCAGCTTCGACGCCATCCTGAGCGGCATGCTGCGTGATATCCGCAACCTCAACCCCGAGGCGGACATAGGCACCGACAGCGACAACTATGTTCGCGCCGCCAGCTTCGCCGCCGCCCTGGAAGGCTTCTATCAGAAGCTCGCCTGGGTCTATGCCCAGATCTTCCCGGACACCGCTGGCGACGATGAGGTGATCCACGAAGCCGCTCTGCGCGGCCTGACTCGTAAGTCGGCCGTAGCCGCAACTGGATCGGTCAGCCTGACCGGCGCCGCTGGCGTCACGCTGCTGGCCGGGTCCACTTTGACCCATATCGCCAGTGGTTTGGTCTTTGTGACCACGACGAGCGTCAAGCTGTCGTCCAGTGGCGCTGCCACGGTGGCCGTCCAGGCGCAAACCACCGGCACCAGTGCCAACGGCCTGACCGGCGCGCTACGCCTCACCAGCCCGCCCTTGGGTATGGACCCCGGCGCCACCTTCGTAGCAGCTACGGCCGGTGGCGAAGAACAAGAGACCGTCGCGGCGCTCTTGGCACGTCTGCTGGAGCTGATGCAGTCGCCACCGGCTGGTGGGGCAGACTACGACTACGAGCGATGGGCCAAGGAGGTGGATGGCATCGCGGATGCCCTGGTACTGCCTCTGCGACGTGGCGGCGGCACCGTCGACGTCGTGGTGACGGCTAGCAACGGGGTGCCCTCGGAAACCGTTATCGCCGCTTGCCAGGCCAGGATCGCAGAACAGTGCAGTGTCTACGCCGACGTCCTGGTCTTCGCGCCCACGGTGCGGACGGTCAATGCCACGGCGGCGGTGGAGCTGGCGGCGGGCTACAAGCTGGCCGATGTCCAGGTGGCCGCACAGAAGGCCTTCAGCGAGCTACTTGGTGCCCTCAAGCCCCGTCAGGGCCTACGCCGGTCGCAGATCGAAGCCATGATTAGCAACCTAGCTGGCGTGACCGACCGTGCTGTGACCTCGCCCTCGGGCAACATAGCGGCGGCGAGTGATAGCGCCGTGGTTGGCTGGATCAGGCCCGGCACCATCACCTTGAGCGCGATGGCATGACATCGCTTGCGGACCAACTGCGTCTGTTACTGCCTCCGGTCGCCTACGACGGCAAGGCCGGTAACCTGTCGGCCGTGATCGAGGCCGAGGCGTCCGCGCTGACCAACGCCGAATTGGCGGCCAGTCAGGTCTACCAGGCAATTTTCCCCGACAGCGGCCTAGGCCTGGCCGACTGGGAGCGCGTCCTTGGCTTGCCAGATCCTTGCCTACAAGGCGTCTCGCAGACCGTGCGTCAGCGCATCAATGCGGTCGTGAGCAAGCGGCGTGGATACGGCGGCCAAAGCAAGTCCTTCTTTATCGCTCTCGCAAAGGCCTTGGGCTACGACATCACCATCACCGTCTTCCGGCCTGCTCGCGCCGGGATGGCGCGGGCGGGCGATCCCATCAACGGCGGCAACTGGAACTGGACATGGCGGGTCAACGCGCCCGCTGTGACCGTAACGAAGGCCGCTGTGGGTTTGGCGGTGGCCGGAGACCCCTTGGCCGCGTGGGGTAACAAGGCACTTGAGTGCCGGCTCAACCAGCTCAAGCCCGCCGAATCAATCTTGCTGTTTGGCTACGGAGCCCAGTAATGCAAAAGATCAGTGCCAGTACCACGACGGCCAACGCTGCCGGAGAGTTCACCGAGGGTAATCCAGGGGCAGGCGTCGAAGCGACGCTACTCAAGGCGGCCTGGCTTAACAGTCTCCAGAGAGAGCTTGTGGCCGTCGTCGATGGCGCAGGCCTGGCACTTAATCCTACAGACGACGGGCAGCTACTCAAGGCTCTGAAATTGATAGGGGTCAGAGGCAATCAGCGCATCACCAGTAGCGGCAATTTCATTGTTCCTGAAGGTGTATATACCGTCTATCTATCAGGTTGTGCTGGTGGTGGCGGTGGCGGCGGCGGTGGTGGCGCGATAAACAGTAGCAGCACTGGCGCTGGCGGCGCTGGCGGCTCTGCGGGTCAGTCAGTGATACGCCAGGCTGTCTCGGTAACGCCCGGGCAGGTAATCCCCGTGGTTATTGGCGCGGGTGGAGTCGGTGGTGGCGCCGGTACTCCGAGTGTTAATGGCGGTACTGGGGGCACAGGTAGCAGCACGACGTTCGGCAGCCTGCTGACGTTGACGGGTGGGTCGTCTAGTTCAGGCGGCCTATCATATACGTCTACGTCTAATTTGCCGGCTGGCGGCAGCCCTGGGGCCGGGTTCCCGGCTGGCGGTTATGGCTCCGATGGCTCCAAAGACTCGAACGTCGGCGTCGGCATGGGCGGCTCAGGTGCATCTACTCCGTTCGGCGGTGGGGGCGGAGCTGGACGCAGCGGCTCGAGTGGCGTAAACGGCACGGCGGCTTCTGGATACGGTGCGGGTGGCGGTGGCGCAGGTGGCGGCTACGGCCTGCCGTCGGGTGGTGCGAATGGTGGAGTAGGCGGCGCTGGCGCTCCTGGTTTCCTGGTCGTGGAGTGGTGAGATGACTAATCGATATGCGGTTGTGAGTAATAGTGTCGTCACGAATGTGGTGATCTGGGATGGTGAATCCTATCTAGAGTTAGCGGATGGAGAGACGGCGGTGGCGTCTGATAGCGCTAATATCGGCTGTGAATATCGGCTTGGCGAGTTCATCGCACCACCTGCGCCACCGATTCCCGATCCCACACCCGCCGAGATTTTGGCCGCTAACACGGGCGAGCGTGATTTCCGCCTGGCGGCAGCAACGCTGGCAATTGCACCGCTTCAGGATGCTGTCGACCTTGACGAGGCGACGGACGCCGAGACGGCACTGCTGAAAAAGTGGAAGCAATACCGGATAGCGGTCAATCGCGTTGATCTGACAGCCGCCAGCACTGTGTGGCCTACGGCGCCGGCATAA